TTGCAAAATCAGTTTATACTAAAAAGCTTGAACAACTTTTAAAATAAAAAAAGGAGCATTATGCTCCTTTTTTAATAACCTTATGACAGTGTGTTTATTTTTAATTAGAATTTTTTACCACAGTTAGGACAAAATTTATGAGATGATTTTTTTCTTCTTGCACCGCAATTTGTACAAAAATATTTAAGATCTTCACTAAAAAGAGGTCTTTGTGATTCTGGCATTATTTGCCATTTACTTTTCCAAGAATACCAACTATTAAATGTTGTTGAATCATTCATAAACGATTGATTTGAAGTTGATCCTTTTTCAACTCTACCAGTTTCCAACGGTTGAGCTGACGCACCTGACGCTGCCATTTGAATCGAATTTATATCAGCGCAACAATCAAATACATGTGCATCTACAGAAGAAGTTTTTATTGTATTTAAATTTCCTGAAGTATAAGATGCGTTTCCATATATAGGAATCGAATTACTTTGACAACATGTTCCTACACTATTATAATATGTCCATGTAGGCGGTGAATAAGTATATGTAATTGTTATAGGTTTATATTCATCAAAAAATTCAACTTCTACAATACCATTCATTTTGATAGCTTCTCTAACATTAGCATCATTGCTATCAACTTCATAGGTTTCAAATAAGAATTTTTTAGCTTCATCAAAATATCTTTCAAGAAATACTCTTTCTCCTGGGCGTAAAACAATGCCAGAGCCGAGAGATTTTCCGTTAAGACTAATTTTTGCTAAAATTTTATTGGTTGTTGGATTAAAGAGTTCTATTTCAAACTCATCTCCGTTTTTTAAATAAACGGCTTCGTTGATCTGTTTTACTCGTTGTTTACTTTTGCAAACAAATGCTGCGGGCACAGTTACCCTTTGGGTTTGATAAATTTTTGTCATTTCCTTACGTTATTTTATATTTGAAAAGTTATTCATTGGTATTTCTCCAACTCAAATGTTCATAAAGAACACTAACCCTTCAATCACAAGGTTATTTATAGTTTATATATCTTCATATAACGGCAGTTTTATATATTTTTAAAACATTAACAAACTTTTAACAAAAATATTTTTTAATGTTAATTTTTTTTATTATATTTACTTCATACTATAAACATAATAAAATATAAACTATGAAAGCCTTTGATGAAATTTATAAAATATGTGAAGAAATTTGTAAAAATTGTAATCATAATCGTAAAGAAGGTTTCTTTTTTAAAAAAATTATATTTAATGATAATAAACATCATATAGGATTTTATATAAATGAAAAAAGAAATATTTTATATTTTGCAAAAGGGTGTACATCATATAGTGGAATGGGCGAAGATTACACTCATGTTGATGAAAAATTTAATATCAACTTAACACAAAAACAAAAAAAATTATTAATTAGTCTTTGGGAAAAAAATTATATGTTCAAAAAGAAAATAAAGGAAATAGTTTAACAAAATTTTAACAAAAAATATTTTTTTATTTTAAAACTTAGTATTATATTAGTATTATAAATTTAACATTAAGTAACAAAACTAATAGATTTTGAATTTATATATAATAAAATAGATTGTGGTAAGAGAATAGAGCTACATCGTAACAATTTTAGGAAAACTGTAATAGAAACTGCTCATCTCAAATTTCCCAACTTTTTTAATAGAACTTATTCGGTAAACGAGTACATATATTAAAAGCCCGGGAAATAAAATTTTCGGGCTTTTTGTTTTAAATTTTCTTTAATAATAAATTAATAGTGAAAAGGAGGAAAACAAAATGAAGTATAACAAAAAAACTGAAAAAGAAGTCAAAGTAACTACTACTTTGCAGGGTGGGACTGGTTTAACCCAAAAGCCAGAATTTGAACTCATTGGTATTTTATCTACAGGTTTAGATAATACGTACTATGAAAGAGAAAACGAAAGAGTTAAAAGATTAGAATCAGTTCTAAACACAGTAGCATCTAAGAATGCATTGTTTGCAGCAAAGGCACTTATCTATGCACGTACTGTTTTTGGACAAAGAAGTGTAACTCATTATGGCGCGGTTGAAATGATTAAACATCTTGCAGGTTCAGAACTTGGAAAGAGATTTTTCTCAAAGAGAGATCGTAAGGAAAATCGCGGAGGTATAATCTATCGTCTTGATGACATGGCAGAAATACTTGCATGTTATCAAGCTAAAAACGGTGTTGATGCTCCAATTCCTAATGCAATTAAGAAAGGATTCAAAGATGCTATTGAACATGCAGATGCTTACATTTTAGCAAAATACCAAATGAAGTCCCGTGGTGTAAGTCTTGTTGATATCGTAAATTTAGTGCACCCAGTTGCAACTAAGATGAATGGCACAGTAAAGATATCTTTAGATGAATTTAAAAAGGCTATAAAGGGCACTAAGTTCGAAAAAGAATACGATTTTTCTCAGTTAACTGCTGAAGAAAGGTTAATGGAAATTCCAGCTCTAAGAGCTCTTGTACTTGGAATTCTTAAGCAATTTAACACTGTTGAAGATAAGAACACTGAAGCAGGTAAGACTGTAGCAGAAAAGGTTAAGAAAGGTGAAATTACAGTTGAACAAGCAAAGGTTGAACTTACTGAGGCTAAAACTGAAAACTACAAAGAACTTATCGAAACTAAGAAAATAGGATATCTTGCATTACTTCGTAACGTAAGAAATATTCTTAAGACTAACGATAGTATTCTTCTTGATAAAGCTTGTGATTTACTTATACAACAAGATTTTATTCGTAAGTCGCTTGTATGGCCTCATCAAATAGATTTAGCTCTTGAAGTTATGACACTTGAATTTGGCGGAACTCAATTAGCAAAAGTTACTAAGGCTCTTGGAACTGCATATGAATTAGCTATTCCAAACCTTGCAAACTTACTTCCAGAAGGAAGAACAGCAGTTGTATTTGATACATCTGGTTCTATGGCAGGCGGATATAGTAATATTTATCTTAATGGTGACCCTAAGAAAGCTATCAATAAAAAGCCAGCTGAAAAAGCTGCTCTTGTAGCTGCAACATTTGCTAAAGGTGTTAATGGAGATGTATATCATTTCGCATCAACATCGGAACAAATTGTCGGATGGAATCCAAATGATTCTGTAAATACATTGAAGCAGAAATTCATGTCATATAGTGGTGGTCATTGTGGCCATGGTACTGATTTCGGAGCATGCTTCAAATTATTCGAACAAATGAATAAACAGTACGATAGAATACTTATTATATCTGATGAGCAGGATGGCTACAGCAATGTAGAAAATTCCTATTCAGGATATTGTAGAAAGTTTGGAACACCATACGTATACATTATTAACGTATGTGGATACGCAACAACTGCTGCTATAAAGAGTGGTGACAAGGTATTCAGATTGTACGGGTATACTCAGGATATTTACGAAAAAATTCCACAAGTAGAACTTAATCCAGCAATCATAATTGAAGAAATCAATAAGATTGAAATTTAATAAAAGGGGAAGAAATTCCCCTTTTTTATTTTTAACAAACTTTTAACACTAAAAACTTTTTTATATCGTGTATTTTTATTATTTTAGTATATAATAATTATGAAATTATGCCAAACTGTAACGTACATAAAATGTATATGAATATTGCTTTTGAAATTGCAAATATGTCATATGCAAATAGATTAAAAGTTGGCGCAATATTAGTAAAAGATAATTCTATTATATCTTACGGGTATAATGGAATGCCTTATGGTTTTGACAATAGTTGTGAAACTAATAATATTACAAACCCAGAAGTTTTACACGCAGAATCAAATGCAGTTGCAAAAATTTGTAAAAGTACCCAATCATCTGATGGTTCAACATTATATGTTACAACTTCTCCTTGTTTTGAATGTGCAAAACTAATAATACAGGCAGGAATTAAAAATGTATACTATAAAACTATGTACAGAAATGAAAATGGTATAGAATTATTAAAAAAAGCAAAAATAAATGTATATGAAATAAATTAAATTATGAAAATAACTAAAAATGAAACTAACATATGAAAGCGTTAATGATTATAGATTTACAGCGTGATTTTTGTACAGAAGATTCTCCGCTAGTATCAAAAGCATATAAAATAATGCCAGCGATAAATGAATTACTTTCTAAATTTGAGTTAATCATATTTACAAAAGCCCGGTATCCTGAAAAAAATAATATGTTTGAAACAGAATTGCATCCAGATATAGATTTTGGAGAAATTAAAAAAGATTTTTATATTTTTAAAAGAGAATACAATTATTTTGTGGATTTTCAATCTTATGGAGCATTTGGTGATAATATAGAATCTTACAGTAAATATAAATCTGAATTAAAAGATTTTTTAGATGAAAGAAATGTTACTGAGATTTTTATATGTGGTTTAGATAATGAACATAGTTGTAAACAAACTGCAATAGATTCAGCAATGTTTGGTTATAAAACTACTCTTATTTCAGATGCAACTAAATTTATAAGTGAAGATAATTTAGAAACTATAAAATCTTTAACCGAAGCAAATGTTAAAATAATTGAAAGTTGGGAATTACCTTTATTTAATTTAATAAAATAAATTAAGAAAATTTAAATAATTTTAAAAATTATAGAAAGCAAAAATTGATAAATTATGGCATATATAGAAACAATATTAGAACAAACATGCGATATTAACATATATGATTATGTTTATACTTTTGTTAAACGTGAAGATATTTTATTTCTTTCCGAAAATCATTTTTATTTTTATAATAAAAAAGAATTAAAAAACATAAAGGCAGTTGTACTTTTAAAACCTTTAAATGAAATCGAAAAATTAGACAATACTATCCATGATCTTTATAGTATGTTAAATAAAAATACAATTTTATGTGGAAAATTTATTGATAATAAACATAATGATATTTTTACTAATTTTTTTCAATATACTAAAATATTAGAAGTATTTGTAGATTTTGTAGACAAAAAAATAACTAGATTATTGTCTTTAACATACGTTACATCATGTTTAGGCGCATATAATTTTAAAATCTTAAATACAACTGAAATTAATGGAATTACATATTTTTATTCTAAAAAAATAGTATAAAATTAAAACTTTTAATGTTATTATCTATAAAAAATACGTAAACAACAAATAATATATGAAAAAATTTAAACTTCTATTGTTATCATTAATAATGATATTTTTAACAGGTATATCCTGTACGAAAGAAAAACCTCTTTGTGAGCAAAATCATTTTGCCAATGTTATTATTTATAATAACACATCACATAATCCTCTTTGGGTTGATGCGACATCTTATGGCTCAGATTATAATGATGAAACTCCTTTATTGCCAGGAGGTTTTACTACATTTACAGTTGATCCGGGTGAAATTAGAGTGTGGGCTGCAAGTACTACTGGAAGAGATAATAATAGTTGGAATGTTGATTATATAAATGTTGATCAATGTGATGAATTTTCTTATACATGGTATGACAAAAAAGGTAAAGGGAATAAATCATTTATTGATTTAAAAGACAACGGAATTAGTAAAAAAACAAAATAATGTGCATTAAGTTAAAAAATTAACCATTTTTTAATCAATATATATATAAATTGTTCTTTGAATTTTAAAAACTGTAGTAAATTTTGTGATACTTCGTAACCAATTCTCGTAAGAGACCTTTATTGATGGCATCTATAAATAATATGCTAAATATGTAAACCAATGTCAAGGGTTTGCGGTCTTCGGACTAATAAAACTGAGTGTAGAATGACTGACAGGACGAAAAAATAAATCCTGTACCTACAAGGAATATGGCAGATATCCTTAAAATCTCCGGAGAATTAACTCCTTAAAATGCACAAAATATGGTTCTCAGTTATTTTTATAAAAAGGATTAGAATTTGTATTCTAATCCTTTTTTGATTTAAAATATATAGAATATAAAATAATAAATTTAATGAAATTTACATCATACAATGATTGGCTTAACGAAATTTTTTCAGAAGATAGTGATCCAATAAAAGATATGGGGATAGGGAATAAAGTTAAAATTGAAAAATGGCTTACAAGCATGAATATCAAAACGTATCAATTAACAGATGATCTTAAGATCAATGTATATGATGATGTTTTCTTAACCAGAAAATTAAATGGAAATTTACCAGAATACATTCAATTTAACGTTGTTCGTGGAGCATTTGCAGCAGTTTATTGTAATATGACATCTTTAAGAGGATGTCCCTACTTAGTATGGGGATATTTTAATTGTTCAAGTAATAATTTAATATCTTTAGAATATTCTCCAAAAGAAGTACATAGAACTAGACAAGGCTCAGGGGCTTTTCATTGTCAATTTCAATTAAATGGAACAAAATTTACAACGGAAGACGTAGAAGCTGTATGTAAAGTAGAAGGAAGAATTGCAGTATGAAATTAGTAAAAGAATATATTATTAACGAAAAATTTTCTAATGAAGAAAATGATCCTATCACAGATATGGGAATCGGAAATGTTAGTCAATTTAAAAATTTACCTGAATTATTTGGTAAAAAAGATAAAAATTGGTATATTTATACTATATATGTAAGACATGGATACATTGATTTTTGGTTTAATCATCCAGTAATTAAAAAATTATCAGATAATAAAATAAATAATTTATTTGATTATGTTAAAACTATAATTGATGAACTAGGGTTTAGTTGTATTATAATAAATCCTATAATAATATACAGTGAAGATATAATTAGATCATCAATAGTATTACCAATGATAGTAAGATTTAAACTAAGATCACAATTTCAACACATGTTAAAAGCCGGATCGTATAGAAAATGGTCAAATATTTTTTCATATCATGAATCTGGTGAATCTGAATCTACGTATGAAAAAGAAATTGAAAATTTAAAAAATCCTGAAAAATAATGAAATTGGTTAAAGAATATATTAACGAAAAATTTACTGATGAATCAGATCCTATACAGGATATGGGCATAGGTACATCTTATAAAATTAAAAAATGGCTTGCAAAACATTATATTACTAAATATACTATAAATAATGATTCAACGATAGATGTTAACGGAGATATAATTATTAATGGTGAATTTAAAAATTTTCCAAAATATATTAAATTTAATCACGTGTATGGAAATTTTAGTGTTCATGCTTGTGATAATTTAACAAACTTAAGTGGGTGTCCTAAAATAATAGAAAAAGATTTTAATTGTATGGGTACTAATATTACATCTTTAGTTGGCGGGCCTGAAATAGTGTATGCTGATTATATGTGTACAAATTGTTTTAACTTAACATCATTAAAAGGAATTGCAAAACATATATATGGAAGTTTATACTGTAGACATATTTCTTATAAAGTATTTACACAAGAAGATTTACCATCTTATTGTAAAATAGAGAAAAACCTTTATAATGAATAATTTTTTTAAACCATACAATCCTCGTAAATTTTTTGATGGTTATGTACCATTAAAACCAGTAACCTATTGTATTATTATAATTTATGATAATAATTATAGAAAAGAAATATATGGAATTGAAAACCCATGGTCTTTTATAACAGCTGTAAAAAAGAATGTACATGTTAAAAATGCATATATAAAAGAAGAATAAATTTAAAAATAAATAGTAAAATATTTTTTTATATCAAGAATTTTTATTATATTTAACAAATAAATTAATAATATGCCATTAGTACGAGAATTTATTGAAAAAGATAATCTCGATTTGCAGAAATCAAGATTTGAGACTATATATGGATATATTGATCACGGTTATTTAGTGTCTAAGACGTATCCTGAAGGTCTTCTCGTATTCATGGGAAGTTATATATATAAAGAATTTAGGGGTGAAGGAAAATTTAAAGATATGGTTAAAGAATTGTTTAAAAAATATTCGTATGGTACAATAGTTCAAGTTCCAGTTGAAAATAAACATCTTTTGCAAATGTTTAAAAGACTAGGATTTGAAAAAGTTAAAAAAATTGAATATTGGGGTGAACTTGGAAATTCTATTTTAATGCAAGGTATAATTACAAAAGAAACTGAAAATTTATTATCTTTATGACTAAAAAATCTACATACGCAACTTATGCAGCTAGTTATTCAGGAACTGAATTAATATTGTATTGTTTTGACAAGAGTTTGATCGATATCGATGAATTTGTATTGTTTGAAACTATAGCTCAAACTAAAGCTATTCAAAAACAATATGGTTTATTTAATGTATATGAAACTACTACAGCAGGATATACTATAGTAGGATTAAATTAATATAATTATAATAAATGAAAAAACTTGTAAGAGAAAGTTTAGCTGATAAATTTACAGAAAAAGATCCACATCTTGCAGGTGTACCTAGAGAATTTGGTGAATTTGAAAAAAAATATAAATCTCAGCAACAGAAAATATCAGGAAATGGAGAAGTTTTTTACAAAGAAGGAAATTTAGAAATTATAAAAAATCCGCAATCTCTTAAAGAATTTGCAAAAAATGTTCGAGGAGTTATAGTTTTTTCAGGAGATCTTTTCATTGAACTTCATACAGGAGCAATTCATAATGATATTATAAAAATATTACAAGATAAAAATATAATATCTAAAGATGTTAAAAAAAATTGGGGAAATATACTTCCAATTGAACCCAATTTCATTACTGTACAAAGAAATAAAGATTCAAATATTATTGCAATAGGAGAAAGTAATAGAATATTATATATTAAAGATAATTACGAAAAGTATATTAAGTATTATATTCCATATTTAGAAAAAGCAAAAATAAATTGTAAAAATATAGAATTTTCTAAAAAATTAATAGGAACAAAGATACGTAATAATGTAGAAGATACACATATAATTAACAAATGAATATATAAATAAAATAAACATAAAATGATAACTTTAATGATGGATGATGGCCCTATAGCCATTGTATTTATAGTAGTTTTTTTTGCACTAGTATTATTATTAGCAAAATTGTCTAAATTTAAACCTAAATATAGAAACAGAATAGATATTGCTAGAGAAGAAAGAATTAAAAAACTTAAGCAAGAATTAAAAGATTTATAAAAATAAATTTATTAATAAAAATAATTGATAAAATATTTTTTTATTTCAAATTTTTTGATTATATTTATACTTTAATATTAAATTTTTATTTAGTAGTTAATAAATATTTTTACAATAAGTAATAAAATTTAAAACTTTTTAGTTAATATATAATAAAATAATAAATTTAACAACGCAAACAATGCAACTCGTAGCGAGACATATGGTCAATATTAAATGGCAAGCCAATGATAATGGTGATGGAAGAAAAATGTCTGCTAATAAAGATGAAAAGTAGTTAATTAAATTACATAATATCTAAAAAGCGGACACCCTTAAAAAGTTTCCGCTTTTTTAATGAAATAAAACGATCTTTGACATATTGGTAATTTGCACTCGTAGCAAAAGTGGTTTAGCTCCGGTCTTTTAAACCGAGGATGTGGGTTCGAGTCCCACCGGGTGCACAAATTAAAAATTAACTGTAGTGAAGTAATTGAGATACTTCGAATAGCATTCAAGCTATTAATTTACGTTCGATTCGTAATTTCCCCGCCAAAATAATTTTTGGGGAAATAGTGTAATGGTTAACACAATAAAAGAAAAAATCCTCAATACAAATTTCTCAGTTAACTGCGGGTATAGCACAATGGCACAGTGTAACAGCCTTCCAAGCTGATGATGAGGTTTCGATTACCTCTACCCGCACTAAGTAGTAGTAATGGATCAGAGTTACTTCGAGTGAAATGGTTTCACATTTGTTTGCAATACAAAAGTTCCGGTTCAAATCCGGCTGTTAATCTCTACCGATTTTTCTCTACTTAAATGCGAGTATGGTGAAATGGCTATCACGGAAGCCTCCAAAACTTCTTTTCTGGGTTCGAATCCTAGTACTCGTGCAAAGATTTAGTATATGTGAAGACTTGGAGGATTTTGGCCCTCGATTGTAGTGCTTACATACTCTTATGCCAATAAGAGGACTAAATTTTATTATTCTATAGGAGACTCTTAAACTGGAAAGATACCGCGCTTAGAGACTGCGGTAAATGCCTATAGAAAATTTGGGAGCGCATGTACCAAGGCTTGGCGGCAGACACTTGCAATGTTCGCGTGGAGATTTCGATTATCTTCGCTTCCACAAAATTTTCTCTCGTATCCGTAATGGCGCCGGTCCTCACTCTTAATGAGGGTTTGTATGTGGGTTCGATTCCCATCGAGAGAACAGCAGATTAAAACTTTATGCACTTAACTGTATATAATATAAAATATAAATATTATGCAAATACCGTGGAATAAAGGATTAAAAAAAGAAACTGACGATAGAGTAAATAATTATTCTAAAAAAATAAGTAAATCTTTAACAGGAAAAACACGAAAATCTCTTACAGAAGAAACGAGAAAAAATTTATCTATTAAATTAAAACTTGCTCATAAAGAAGGAAGAGCATGGAATATAGGAATGAGTAGATGGAATAATAAACCATCTTATCCTGAAAGTTTTTTTATGAAAGTTATTGAAAATGAATTTGAAGATAAAAATTATAAAAAGGAATTTAATGTAGGAATTTATTCTATAGATTTTGCTTGGATACATAAAAAAATAGCTATAGAAATAGACGGGAAACAACACGAAGATATAATTGTTAAAAATCGAGATGAAAAGAAGAATAAATTTTTAATAGAAAATGGGTGGAAACTTTTAAGAATAAAGTGGATTGATATGTATAGACAACCAAATGATTATATAAATCAAGCTAGACAGTTTGTAAATTCATATCAGATTATATCCGTTGATAAATTATTTTTAACTAACAAAGAAGAAATAATATACAACAAAAGAAAACTCAAAAAAGAAAAAATAAATAAAAAAATTAATTTAATAAAAAATTCTAATATAAATTTTTCAAAATTTGGATGGGTAAATGAAGTTGCAAAATTACTTAATATGAAAACCCAACATATTAATAAATGGATGAAAAGACACATGCTAAATTTTTATAGTGAAAAATGTTTTAGAAGAAAATAATACCCTCGGGGGCTGCTTGGAGTGGCCGATAGCCTGTCACGTTATTCAATCAGGAGAGTTCGAATCTCTTCGGGGGTGCAAAATTTGTTTGGTTAGTCAAGTGGACGAAGACAACAGACTGTTAATCTGCCGAGAGAAATCCCATCGAAAGTTCGAATCTTTCACCAAACGCAATTTTTAGGGCAGATATCCAGCGTGTCTGATACACACGACCAAGGTAACTGGTTGCAAATATGGGTTCGATTCCCATTCTGCCCACTATAGATAAGTTCCCTTTAGCGCCTAAAAGACATATATGGCCGAATTCGTGGGTTTGTCTACTTATCTATTTTTAATAAAGCATCTTAAAAGACATAAGTTCAAAAACTTTTCACTTACTTATGTATATAAAATTAAAACATTTATGAAAGTTTGTGAAAATTGTGAAAATGAACACAGCGGAACATACGGTTCTGGAAGATTTTGTTCAAAAAAATGTGCAAAAGCATTTAGTACTAAAGCAAAACGAAAAGAAATAAATGAAAAGGTAAGTAAAAAAAGAAAAGAAAATGCTCACAAAGATGTTGAAAAAATTTGTCCTGAATGCAAAAAACAATTTGCAGTTCATTGGAATAAAAGAAATAACATATGTTGTTCATCTTCTTGCGCAAGAAAATTAAGATCAAAAGATCCTATTTATATACAAAAAATAAGTAATTCTTTAAGAAATATATATAAAAATGAGGAAAAAAGAAAACATTTAAGAGATATCGGGCGTAAGGGAGGATTTGGAACTAAAGGAAAAACAAAAAATGGAACTCAATATCAATCAAAAATAGAAAAACAATGTTTCGAATGGTTAGAAGAAAATAATATAAAATTCGAAGCTCATAAATATATTCCTAACAGTTCTAAAATAAGTGATATATATTTAATGGAAAAAAATTTATGGATAGAAATTGATGGAATAAATAGAGAAAAAAAGAAAAAATGGCTTGGTCAAGATTATAATTATTGGTTAAATAAATTAGAAATTTATAAACAAAATAATTTACAGTATAAAATAGTATATACATTGGAAGAATTAATTGGAACTATAGTGTAACTGGATAAACATCCCACCCCTACAAGATGGAGACGCGAAGTATAATCTCGGTTCGAATCCGAGTAGTTCCACAAAACTAAATATTAAAATTAAAGGAACAATCCTATAGTATCTGTAATGAGTTCCGGAAATATCCTCAGATCTGTGGGTAAATATATTTAGCTTAAAATATTGCGGGTTAGTTTAGTGGTTAGAGGCGAGTCTCATAAGCTTCGCAGCGGGGGTTCGAATCCCTCACCCGCTACCACATTGCGCATTAGAGAAGTGGTCATCTCATTGGGCTCATAACCCAAAGCCGTTGGTTCGAATCCTTCATGCGCTACAAATGCCAGGAAGATCCCCATTGTATCATGGGCCTGGCTCCATACCGCTATGCCAGAGTGGACAATCGGGACAGTATCATAAACTGTTGCTTTAATTAGCTTCGTGGGTTCGAAACCCTCTAGCGGTACTAGTATATAATAAATAAAAACATATGGAAGTTAAATTACAAGAAAAAATCAAAGCAGCTGTAGAAATTGATGGTCAATTAGTAGTTAATTTTGATAATAGCATGGTATATGAAAATATAGATAAAGAAGAAGCATTTCTTTATATTAAAACTATAGATAATACAAAAGAAATTAAAATACGATTTTTAAAAAATACACAATTATGATTATAATTGAAAATAAAAAAACAGAAGAGAATATTATACTTCCTACTCCCACAGATGAACCCATCGATATTAAAAAATATCCATGGATAAAAGGTGATCCATTAACTAATGAAGAAATAAAAAAATGGTTTTTGTTTCATATGAAAAAAAAATCTAAGATTCCAAAAATGAATGAAATAGAAAAACTTAAAGAAGAAAATGAAGATCTAAAGAGTAAATTAATAGATATAACATTTGAAATGAATTATAATAAACAAACTGAGCTCATTGAATTTCTTAGAGAAATATATGATAGTATAATAGAAGAAATGGCAATAGGGCGTTATAATAAATTAACAAGAAAAGAAATTCTTTTTAGTTTGAAAAAAAATATTGAAGAATTTGCTAGAAATAATAATTTAAATTTAAAATAATATGGTGATTTTAGTGTTAGTGGTTAGCACAAATGTCTGTGGAACATTTAGCATGGGTTCGAATCCCATATTTCACCCATAAAACTTTTGTACTTCATATTTTTTTCATAGATAAATAAATTAAACTAAAATAATTTAAATTTATGGAAAACGGAATTTTAACAGTTGAACAAGAAAAAAAATTAGCTTCTCTTTTAGATGATGCTATAAAACTTAAAGGCATACTAGAACTTATCGATGGCTATGTATTTAAAGCCGTTATAACATTTCTAGATGATAAAGTAGTAGATAAACTAAAAGAAGATATAAAAATTAAATTGGCAGCTTTAGTAGATGCAGTACTAGCTGAAGATGTAGACCTTGCCGAAACTCTTGCAACTGATTTAGTTAATGCATTAATCGATATTCCAGGATTAGATGAAGAAGCAGAAGGACTCATTTTTAAAGGTGTAATTGAAATTCTTGTTGGCGCAATAATTAAATGGATCGAAAGTAAAAAAGACACTGTAGTTATTTTGAAATTAGTAAAATAATTGCATATTTTGAATATATAAAATAAAACTGAAAAATTGTTTAGTTATATTTCTATTATTCATTAGTATTCAATTAAATGCAACAAAATACTATATTTCTTCTACTGGTAGTGATGCAAATAATGGATCTTTATCCAACCCTTGGAAAACATTATCATTTGCATGCTCTATAGTTACTAAATCTGGTGATATAATTTATATAAATTCCGGTAATTATTCAGAAATAAATTCAAGTATTCTTGCTGTAGGAGTAAGTATAGAAGGTGTTGGGATAACTTCAAAAATAATTTCAACTATATCTTTTACTCCTACTATATATCTTGCTTCACCAGAGGGAACAGATGGAAACCAGCATATTTCTGGAATAGAAATCGATGGTAATAATTTAATAGGATGTAATGCTATAGAAATAAAAGGAAGAAGCAATGTAAAAATATATAATTGTACTTTTGTCAATTTTAAAACAGGGGCCAATTCATATGCTGAATTTGGCCCCGAATATGTAATAGAATTATTAAATACCCATGGTGGAATAGAAATACATCATAATACAATAGAAGGCGGCATAAGAGCTATATACAATAAAAAAACATCATATTCTTATTGCTTAGATATACATCATAATATTATAGGAAAAAATAATATGAACGTAGATCCTGAAACAGGAATATATGTCTGCGATGTAGATAATTTGTATATTAGAAATAATTATTTTAAGAATTTAGCAATGCAAATAGAAGTAGAATCTTATGGAAATACTTCTGTCAAAAACGTATATATCTACAATAATATAATGTATAACGTAGGTGTTACTTCTGGAGATTTTTATGGTTCTGGAATAAGATTTTCTGGATTAACGTCAGCCCCAGCCACTAATATAAATATTATTAATAATACACTAGTAGCTAATCCAGAAAATAGAGTTACAATGATTGGAATTTGGATGCCTACTATAGGAGATGCCAGAAATATTATAATAAGAAATAATATTATTCAAGGATTTAAGTATGCATCAATATTTGCTGCAGGCGGAAAATCAACAGATTCACTTATAATAAGTGACCCAGTAAAATACGCAGGAATAATAACAACTCCAGTTATATTTGATTCAGTATTCGTAGAA